ACGCCCTAGCACGTTATCATCTACCTCAATCATCTTGTCTAGGTCATTAACAGAATGCCATTGCTCTACACGGTCTTTATACCAGACGCGGTAATATGTCTCTGTAGTAGTCTCGTCAACACGAATAACGCTTTCTCTCACTTTCAGGTAGTCAAGCTCAAACCTTCCACTAGCCGTCCTAACATAGTTCCAGTCCAGAACATTCTCAGGGGTAAACATCGTTACATAAGGTCTAATATCCTGCTCTAGCTCTTCTGCCTTAGTTCCCGCTGTTGACTTGGGCTTATCCATCATCAACCATACATGACCGTAAACGCTAGACCATATCTGTGCTTCACGCATAAACGCATTAAAGCTGCGACCATCAAGATCACAGTCATCGAGAAACGGCTCAAGGGCTACGTTATTTGCTGCGCTGTTGTAGGCTCTGGTCGGTGGAACTCGCCACAGGAAGCTAGAATATATATGGACTATATTTTTACAGTGATTGTCCAGTGGAGTCAGATCAAGTCTGCGGTCATAGTCATCACTGGTTTCGGATATGTAGCGCGTTAGGTAAGCGCCATTAAAGTAATCTTCTCCACCCATGTAGCTGCGAACATAAAACTCCCAGCGGCTTTCGTATTTATCATAATCGGGGTGCGTTGTATCTGCGTTCAATCTCATCAAGTCCACCTAGTCGGTTGGGGAGTGTCGTATTCTGTGCGAACAGGGAACAGGTATTCTACTAAGTAACCAAGGGCATCATTCATATGATCAAACCCATCGTCTTTGTTAGGAATACTTGTGCCTTCTTTGTATGTCTGTCGCTCCAAACTCTTAATAGTTTGCTTGCATTTTGGGCTGACAAACAAATGCCGCTGACCATCACCCGATAGTAAACGACTGTTCACAGCGTTGATTCTATCCCTGACCAATGCGTGTGAGTTCTTCGCCTTAACGCTAAATCCTGCGTTCTGTAAGATCGACAAATCTGTGCGACCACCAGCAGAGGTTTTCCGCTGTCTTGATGCTGGGTCTGGATAAATAATTATACTGCGTCTTGGATAGCGGTTTATTATCTCCGCAACCATTTCATCAGTGTTTGATCCATACATGACAATCTCGTCAACGGCATACAGCTTCTCGCCTTTACGAATGCAGATTACGGCTGACATGGGATCAAGGTTAAAATCCATTCCAATGTGGAGTGTACCACTATCATCGCCCATATCCAATACGGACTCTTCACGGCTAAACCCGTAATAGATAAGACCGGCATAGGTTACGAACGCTGCATTATATTCCTGATTGAATGTTCTTTCATCTAGATCTGACTTTGCTTGTTCTATTTCTTGTTCTGGGACGTTGCCGCCCTCGATGGTGGTGTACTGGAATGACTCCCAATCTAACGCGCCATCATTGCCTTTACCCCATAGATCGTAGAAGTGATTCCTACCCTTTGGCGTACCTATAAACAAAGCCGAACCCTGTCTATCAGATAGAGATGGCCTTATAACTTCATACCAAGCCTCTGGCCGCATATCGGCAAACTCGTCAAGCACAACAAAGTCCAAAGCCCTGCCGCGCAGATTGTTAGGCTTCTCTGCCCCTTTAAGGCTGATTACTGACCCGTTAATTAATCGAAGGGTTAGCGCACTTTCGTTGGTCTTGTATATATATTCTTGAGGTATGCTGTGGATTAACATTAACCAAGCAATTTCTTTAGCTGACCCGTAAGTAGGCGCGACATACCAACAGTTCTTATCCTTGCCGCTAGTAGCCGCCTTTAATAGCTCCCCTGTAGATAGAAACGTTTTACCGAACCGCCTGCCAGCTACGCACACCCTAAACCTGCTAGAGCTACAGAATATCTCACTCTGCGGAAGCGTTAACTGCATTGCCGTCTACGATAATATTAATAGGTGGTATCTCTTGGGCTTCTGGCTCTGATTCTTTCCAGCCAGCTTGAGTTTTAAGATAGAAAATATTAGCCGCCACGCTACCTTTCTTGGCTAATTGTACAAGGTTAGACCCCATCCCTGCAATTTGATTCACTCGCCCCTTTTTATATGCCGCAAAAACTTCGGGCTGTCTTTTCTCGATTGCTCTTAAAGTATTCTCACTAATACCGAAATAGTCAGCAACTTGTGATTTATTCAGCACAGACGCTAGGGCTTTCAATTCAATGATCTGCTCTGCCGTAAGCTCTACAGCAGGCCGCCCACCCCCATCGCCTTGATTGCCTTTCTTCATAATTATCCTACAAATTCAAATGATGCAGTTAATCTTGCGTCTGATGTTGTTCCCGCTAAAACTCCGCTTTTTGCCGTATTTTTAAGTCTTGAGGGTTTTCTTACCATCATCCAATTTTTAGAAGCAGATAATCCGTAGATGAATGAAGGCGCAGATGTAACTAATCTTATACGAGTGCCTAATTTATTATAATCTTTAGCCAATTCAGACATAAACCTGCCGCCTACACCAATACCTTGATAATCGGGTTTAACTACAATTCTATGTATTCTTTTACAATTTTTTAGCTTTGGGTGAGGAAAATGTAGCAAACTACACCAAGCTACAGGTTCACCGTTTATTTCAGCTATATATTTATGAGCCGCATTATTGTGAGTTGAGCTTAAATAATGAAACTCTTTAAATAGTTCCCACTCGCTTTGGTGTGCCTTTCTAATATCGACTTTGATTTCTGGTCGCCGAAGTGACCTCCGATAAAATTTCTTTTCATTAGCATCATACAGCCAATCAGGTTCTAACCACTCTTCAATATCATAATGACAGGACACGGCAATAAATTGCTTATTTTCCCGTCTAATATATTTTTGAATAGCCGAACTACCTATTTTAGCAACTTGCCTATCAACTACAGATGTAAATTCGTCATAAATAATAGGTTTATTTGACTCTAATATTAATCTCGCTAATTCAGCTCGCATCTTTTGCCCGTTAGATAACACGTTAAACGGCTTTAACCAATCTGGAGGGCTAGAAAATCCCACTTTATTTAATGAATCGGTAATTTCAATGGCTGATAAACCATCCGCAAAATCATCTATAACTGTTTTATCGGACCACTCAAAACCATCAAATAACTCAAATTCTTTAAATACGTTCTTAGCTATAGTTGTTTTGCCTGATCCAGATGCCCCAACTATTAAACCAATATTCCAATCCATATTTTCAATAGGTATATCAACATCAAATTCTTTACGAACTACAGACGCATCGTAATCGAATTGACCTTTAACTTTCTCAACCCTAAAGGAAGAAGGTATTTTACTTTCAACTACAAACTTTGAACTTGGCATTCATAACCCTTAGTAATTAATTCGTTATATACACGTTCTTGGTGGGTTTCATCTTTACAATTAACTACTATGTTAAATACTTGAGAATATGATTCTTCTTTTAATTGATTATCATCATCAGATAATCCATCAATAATATTAGCTAATTCTTGATCATCAAAACCCAACAATCTTAAATCAAAGTCTTCTGCTATAGATTCCATTTCAATTTTCAACGTTTCAAAATCCCAACCTGCGTTTAAAGCCAGCTTATTATCTGCTATAACGTATGCCTTCCTCTGAGCCTCTGTAAGCCCTTCTAGCGTAATGGTAGGCACTTCATCTAATCCTAGCTTTTGTGCCGCCATAAGCCGACCATGGCCCGCTATGATACCTCCATCTTCATCTATCAAGATAGGGTTAGTAAAACCGAACTCCTTAATGCTTGATGCTACCTGCTGCACCTGTTGATCGCTGTGCGTTCGGGAGTTGTTAACGTATGGTATTAAGTCCCCTGATTTCCTATAGTTTATTTTTAACATTAGACCTCAGTGCCGAATACTTCATCGGCAGTTAGTGTTGGTTCTTCGATTTCAGAATGTTTGATTTCAGTTATCTCTTCTACTGCTTCAGTAACTGATTTACACCAGTCAGACAGCGCATCACGAACTTGATTGCGTTGCAGGTCTGTCTCCATTAGCGAATCGATAATAGCATCAAACTGGAAGAGGTGATCTTCCAATTCAAAGAATAGGCATTCATCTATACGTAAAGTTACTTGTAATGAGTCCACTTTGCACCCCGAACTGTAGTTGGTTGGGGCATTGTAGCGGGTTTTTAACGGAAATGTAAACTAATTAAGGTCTTGCGCTGCGACAGCAAATAAAGCTGTAACAACAAATGCGATCATGTACAGAATCACGTACAGATACTCCCATGCTGGTGAATGAGGCGGCATTCTAAAGACTATGGGTTATGTTTTGAAATGATTGTTTTTGATGGATTGAATACCACTTATGATATACCGGACTTTAGGTACTGAAATACATACTAGAATATGCATTCTAATAGGTAGTTTAGGCTTTTATTGATATTGGTATTGAAGATACTTAGAAATACAAAGTAATAAACTAATAGCCCGTAGCGGCTCCCCAGAGGGCTAGGCTGGGTCAAAAGGTACTAAGGAGAACCTCGGCCTAAGTGATCCGTTTATGCCACCAGTGGATCAGGCTGGCAGGAGGCGCGTTATAGACGCTGGCTAAAAGATTATAACCTCATACGCGATAATTCCAAATAAAGCGAAATATACAACAGCAAAATGTAGCCGTTTAATGGTTATTGTCTCATTTAGCC